AATCAAAGAATTAGGTGGATTTTTCGTAATGTTGAATACATCATTTGAAGGTGTTGAATCAGGATCAGGTTCAGACGTATCAGCTGCAAACGATTTTAGAAGAGTCGCATTATTAAGAGATCCAACTTCGGGTGGATCAGCTGCAAGTGCAACTACATTAAGAGCAACTAAGGCAATTAGATTTGCTTCTTCTCCAACACCAGGTGCATTTACTGTTGACCAAGAAATCAATCAGGCAACTACTGGCGCTGTTGGTAAAGTTGTAGAATACGATTCAACAAATAGAGTTTTATATTATATTCAAACAAGATTTAATGATGAGGGTGTAGATACTAATGGTAATCAAACTGCTTTCTCTGGCGCTAATGTAGTGTCAGGAGTTGGAGGTTCAACACCTACAGGTACACCAGATACTAGTTTCAGTTCAACTGTAAATGGTTCTTCATTTACTTCAGGTTATTCTGCTTCAGAATTAGACGCTGACTCTGGCGATGTTATGTATATTGAAAACAGAGCACCTATTACAAGGGCAACTGACCAAACTGAAAATGTTAAACTTATCATTGAATTTTAATTATAAGGAAGAAAAGTAATGCCATCACCAACTGATTTTAATGTCAGTCCATACCATGATGATTTTTCAGAATCGAAGAATTTTCATAGAATATTGTTTAGACCAGCATTTGCTGTTCAAGCAAGAGAGCTAACACAAAGTCAAACAATTACTCAAAATCAGATTGAAAAAATGGGAGACCATTTATTTAAATCTGGTGCCATGATATTACCAGGACAACTATCAATAGATACTAATTATTATGCTGTTAAGTTATCCTCTAAATCAGTTTCTTCTTTAGACACATATTTAAACACTACAATGACTGGTGGTACTTCAGGTTTGGTTGCAACCGTTGTAAAAGTATCTGCAACTGATGGTACTGATCCAGATACACTTTTTGTTAAATACACAAAAACAGGTACAAATAATACAGCAACAGTATTTTCTGATGGTGAAACTTTAACATCTTCAGGTTCAGGTAGTCCAACAGTAGTTGTTGATACAACTGCAACAGGTTCTGCAGCTGCTGTAGAAGCAGGCACTTACTACATTAATGGTTTTTTTGTTAATGTAAGTTCAGAGTCAATCATACTGGATAAATATACAAATAGTCCTTCATACAGAATTGGCTTACAAGTCACAGAGGCTTTTACAACACCTGGTGACGATAGTTCATTAAACGATAATGCTCAAGGTTCTTCTAACGTAAACGCACCTGGTGCTCATAGATTAAAAATTACATTAGCACTTGCAAAGAAAACTTTAGCTTCTACTGAAGACTCAAATTTTATAGAAATTGCTAGAGTTGAAAGTGGTGCTATTAGAACGATGGTGAGAGCAACAGAGTATGCTGTTTTAGAAGAAACATTAGCAAGAAGAACATTTGACGAGTCAGGAGATTATACTTTAAGTAATCCTGATTTTGATGTCAGAGAGTCTGCTATATCAGGAAACAACAGAGGAATTTATACAAACGGCGCTACAACAGGTGACGGTGGTACAGCTTCAAATGCTTTATTAGCAGTTGGTGTTTCGCCATTTAAAGCATATGTTAAAGGTTATGAAGCTGAGATACTTTCAACTTTCTATATTGATGTAGAAAAGGCTAGGGATTTTGATACTGCAAATAATAATAAAACAAGATTTACAGTTGACAACTTTGTAAGTGTTAACAATGTTTACGGCACTCCTGATATAGGTTTTGTATCAGGTGATGTAGCTGCATTTAAAAATATTAATCTATATGATACTGCTACTGCTGTTAGAGGTACGCAAGTATCAACAGTTGGTACAACTGTGCCACAAATTGGTAGAGCAAAAAGTAGAGGTTTTGAATATTCAACTGGTACTGAGTCAAATGATATTTTCGCAACAAGTAATATATGGAAACATTTTCTATTTGATATTGAAATGTTTTCTCATATTAACACAATTGAAGCAACATCATTTACTACTGGTGAAATAATTACAGGCACAACGTCAAACGCAACTGCTGTTGTTCAATCTATATCTACAACAAAATCTGCAGCTGCAACATCAATAACAAGTGCTAGTCCTGGTGTTGTCACTTTAAATGCTCATGGATTTGTAGATGGTCAACAAATTAATGTATCAGGTGGTTCATTTCAAATAAATTCTACTGCATACACAGCAGGAACTTATTGTGTAAGAAACGCTACAACAAATACTTTTGAATTGTTTAGTGCTGATGGTCTTACTGCTCAAGCTGTAACCTCAACTTCTTCAATGCCTACATTAAAACATGGTGTTGTTGTAGTTTCAAATGTAAAAGGTGAGTTTAGTGCAGGAGAAACTATTGTTGGTCAAACATCAAATAATACTGCAACAATTCAAGCAAACACTATTGGCAGAAAAGGATTTTTAACAAGAGAAGTAAGTGCTGTCAAACAATTAGGTATGGCAGGTTCTCCTACTTATACTGCTGACGCTGATTTAACAAATACATATGCAACAAATGAAACTATTACAGGTAATATTTCAATTGCAAATAGTTCAAAACAACTTTTAGGTAAAGGTACAAACTTTACAACAGATTTAAAAATAGGCGACTCAATATCATTTACAAATAATGCTGGTTCAACTATAACAAGAATTGTACAAAATATTATATCACAAACAGAAGCAACATTAACAGTTGCTGTTGGTGGTTCAGATGTCACAACTGCCGCTGTCTTAACAAGAAGAAGAGCTTTATTAAATAATCCTGAAAATAATTCATTAGTATTTAAATTACCTTATAACACGGTTAAGACGTTAAAGACAACTGCAAACTCTGAGCAAACAGATACAAACTTTAATGTAAGAAGACAATTTACTGCTACATTGTCATCAAATGGTGACGCTACAATTACTGCAGGAACAAATGAAACATTTGCTTCTTTAGCAAATAATGATTTTTCTGTATCAATAATGACAACAGGTTCTGGTGGTACTGGTGGTGTTGGAGATACTTTAAATTTATCTGGTAATAACCATGAAGGCGATACAATATTTAATCTAACAGGTTCACCAACAGGTAAAACTTTAAACCTTGACTTTGGTGCAAACTTTAATGGTCACAAAATTAAAATACTTGCAACGGTAAGTAGAACAGTTGCAGGTTCTAAAACAAAAACACTTAATAATGATTCAACGGTTAATATCAATACTCAATCAGTAATTGAGTCAGGAGTTATACCATTAGGAAAAGCTGATGTGTTTAAATTAGAAAATGTTTACATGTCAAGTGGTTTTGGTGCAACTGCAAGTGCTTCAGATACAGATATTACAGATAGATTTGATTTAGATACAGGTCAAAGAGATAACTTCTATGACATAGGTAGAATTAAATTAAAACCAGGCGCTATTGTTCCTACTGGAAGATTACTTGTCAAGTTTGATTTTTTCTCACATGGTGCTGGAGATTATTTTGATGTCGACTCATATTCTGGTGTTATAGATTATGAAGATATTCCTAGTTATACTTCAGATACAACTGGTAATAAATTTGAGTTAAGAGATGTACTAGATTTTAGACCAAGAGTTGATGACGCTTCAACAATTAATAGTGGTACAGATGATAGGTCTTATGATGGCACAGGTGCTTCAACTATTGATATTCCTGAATTTGGTAATGATATAACTTCAGATTTAGAGTTTTATTTAAATAGAATAGACAAATTATTCATTACTAGAGATGGAAGAATTAAAGTATTAAAAGGTGCTTCTGATTTAAATCCTATTGAACCTGGTGAGATGGATGGTAATTTACATATTGCAACACTAGAGATACCATCATATACTTTAGATACCAGAGATGTTGTAATTAAAAAAGAAGATAATAAACGATTCACTATGAGGGATATATCTTCTTTAGAAAACAGAATTAAAAATATAGAATATTATACTCAACTTTCTTTATTAGAAGCAGACGCACAATCTTTACAAATACAAGATAGTGATGGATTTGATAGATTCAAAAATGGTTTTGTGGTAGATAACTTTACTGGTCACAATGTAGGTGATGTTGGCAACAATGATTACAAACTTGCTATTGATAGAGGTAGAGGTGAAGGTAGAACATTATTTAATGAAGATGTAATTGAATTAGAAGAAATAGATGATGACTTGACAACATTAGTAGAAGCTGATAGAACGGCTGCAAATTATCAAAAGACTGGTGATTTAGTTACCTTACCATATACAGAAACTACATTTATGGAAAACCCATATGCTACTGCGACAGAAAATTTAAATCCATTCTTAATATTTGATTGGATAGGAAACATAGAATTAGATCCACCTGTTGATGAGTGGAAAGAAACTAGAACAGCACCTGAGATAGTTGCTAATGTAGCAGGATCATTTGATAACCTTGCTAGAGATAGAGGTTTAAATAATTCAAGTACGACAGAAATACCTGTTGGAACTGAATGGAACGAATGGCAAGATCAATGGTCAGGTAATCCTAGAACGAATACAACAACCTCAGGTAATCAAAGAATTACAACTACAAATGTTGACGTGGTTCAAACAAGAGCAGGTGTTAGAACATTAATAGTTCCTCAAGCAGTTAGACAAAGTTTAGGTAATAGAGTTATCTCTGTTGCATTTGTACCTTTTATTAGAGAAAGAACAATTACATTTACTGCTCAAGGTTTGAGACCTAATACTAGAGTTCATCCTTTCTTTGATGAACAATCAATTACTGCTTATGTGACACCATCAGGTGGTGCATTAGGTGGTAACTTAACAACAGACGCTAATGGTGCCGTATCTGGTACTTTTGCAATACCTGATCCTAATACTACATCTAATCCAAGATGGCGAACAGGTAAGAGAGTATTCAGATTAACAAGTTCATCTACAAATAGTGTAGATAGAACAGCAGTCGCTACATCAGCAGAAGCTGATTATGACGCAAAAGGATTATTAGAGACCGTACAAGAGGCAATCATTTCTACTAGAGAATCCAGAACCGTAAGAAGATCGGTTACAACAAGAAGAACAACAAGTAGGGTCGCAAGTAGATCAGTAGTAAATATAAATCCACCTAGTAATAATAACGATAGAGGTGGTGGAGGACGAGATAGAGATCCTGATCCATTAGCTCAATCATTTATGGTAGACGAAGAAGGTGGAATATTTGCAACTTCAATTGACGCTTTCTTTGCAACAAAATCATCTACTATTCCTGTAAGAGCAGAAATAAGAACAATGGTAAATGGATATCCTAGTCAGGAATTATTACCTTTCTCACAAAAATATTTAAATCCTAGTTCAGTCAATACAAGTACAGATGGTGCAACTGCAACAACATTTACATTTAATTCACCAGTATTCTTACAAGAAGGTTTAGAGTATTGTTTAATTTTATATTCAGATTCAACAGATTACACAACTTATA